GTCCAAAAATTAATACTTTCACTTCAATAAATCCTTATAATTTTTTCCTACTTTTACTTTCAACCATGCATTTTCTGCTGTTTGTTTTGCTGCCTTGTACTCTATACATTTAGCACACTTACCGCATGGCAACCATCTTTTATCCTTTTCTACTTGTACTGGCTGCATACAAGTCCATGCATAATCTACTAAGACAGGATATTTTCTCATAATAAATGAGTATATCTCTGACTTTGTATTATGTTCAAATGGAAATAGCATAAGCGGTGTTTGTAGTTTCTTTTCCCACTGTAACCCATGTATCTCCCACTCTTGATTTTTTATCATTTCTACATTTCTTTGTACATTTTTTAACATTCCACGCTGTTGACTACTATCCTCAGTATTTGTTCCAAATATAACATATTCTATAGTCCACTGTGGGTTTCCTACTATTAGTTTTACTACATTATCTATATTTATCCACCCTGCTGCAAAATTAATACTTTTCATAGGTATCGTATTAGTACTCAATACAAATGGCACTTTAAAATAGTCTGCTGACTTTCTAGCAGCAAGAACTAAATTATGAGTTCCAGGTCTATCTGCTAATAAATCTGTCCAAACAATAGGCTTTTTACCTGTATCTATTGCCCATGCCAAAGCTGCTTGGCTTTCTATTCCACCACCGTGAGGTATAATAGTATCTATATTCTCAAAATCAGCTACGCCCTCGCCTTTATGCTGTCTATCCTCGAAATCTAAGTAAGTCTTAGGCTCCATAATAAAAATCCTCAAAATCTTTCTTGTAATACTCGTATATTAACTCTTTGTTTTTATCTGTCCATTCATAAGGTCTGCTTTGACTTACATTCTTTCTAGCTTCTTTTATCTTTAGTTTCTCCCAAATAGTTTTATCTTCTAACTTATGAACTTCTACTCCTGGTCTTATCCATTGCCATTGTGGTTTCATAACTATACTTGGGTCAAACGATGGTTTCATTATATGTAATTCATACAATGCATCTTTGTCATCTATACACTTGTTCCACTTACCCTCTTGCATACTAGCAATGGCACGAGGAACCCAATTTTTAAAAGGTGTATCTACTAATTCAATATCTGATAGATGATTCCATGCACTACGAAAACGATTATATGGATGTCTTACTGATGAAAGGTATTTCCAATCAGGATATTGTAAGGCATACTGGTCGTAAGTTGCATGCATATTCATAGTATACATTTTATAGGGTGGATGATTTCTCCAACCTCTTATATAATGAGTTGCATATCCTTGACTCCAGGTCTGTGTTCCCACTCGCATTTGTGGGTCAGTTGGAACACCATACTTATGTAAATACTGAGCTGTGATGGCAGTCCCGCCACACTTTGGTATATGTATAAAGATTGTTTCATTACGACAAATCATATAGCTTTTCAAACTTTCCTAAGCTATAATCATCAGCTACATCAAAGTCACATCCAATCGGGGTTCCTGGCACAGAAAGACCACGGTCTCTCTGTATAAATTCTTTCAGTTTTGCACTATATAATTCTACTTCATCAAGAGGAACTTCTGCTAACACAGAGTCATGAACAAGTGCAAATATCTTTGACTTCATTCCTGTCTTGACTATATACTTCTGCATCTCTATCGCTCCGAGTAAGTTTACATCACTTGCTACGGATTGAACGAGAGCATTTACACCACTTCTTACTTCATGTGATGCAATACCTTTGTCTTGTGAGAATACATTTGGTAGTCTTCTCTTTCTGCCGAAATGACTGTATATAAAGCCATTCGCTTGTATAAATTTCTGTGTGTTATTGAGCCACCCTTTTAGTTTAGGAAAAGCTTCGAAGTAATCATCAATAGTATGTTTAGCTTCTGCAGGACTAAAGTATTTACCTGAATCCTTGGTAACCTGTTCACTGATTTTTGCAGGGCCAGCTCCATACATTATACCGAATGTAACTGCCTTTGCTTGTTGTCTTTCTGCTGTGTAGTGTTCTGCTACATCTTCTACCTCACCTGGTAGTTTGAATACTTGTTTTGCAATGGTTGAGTGAAAGTTCCCACCATCTGAGAATACTTTCATTAAGTTTTTATCATCTGCCAAAACTGCAGCACAATATACTTCTGCTGTTGTTAAGTCCATTGCGACTATCTTATTACCTGCTTTTGCTTTGATACAACCCTTTACTGTTGGATTGTCTCTCGGAAGCTGTTGCATATTCAGTTTACCACTACTACTTAGACGACCCGATGTCGTACCGTGTAGATTGAAGTTTGTTCGTAACCTGCCGTCCATATCGAGTGCAGGTATAATTTTATCAAGATATGTAGTTTTGATTTTTACTTTCTGTCGAACTTCTAAAATCAACTCGGGTATCGCATGCTTACTTGCAAGTTTCTGTAAACTTTCTGCATCTGTGCTATCAGCTCCAGTACCCGTTTTCTTACCCGTTGGGGCTAAGCCTACATAATCAAATAATAGACTTCGTAATTGTACTGTTGAGTTCGGGTTGAACCCGCCTTTGTCTTTGATAAATTGTCTCACTTCAGGATAACTATTTAGTTTCTCTACTGCGGCATCAATATCTTCTTGCATACGCTTTTGACCAAACTGTAATCTAACTGCATCAAATGGTACACCATTACTTTCTACTTGACTCAAAAATCTACAACCTTCTATCAGTAAGTTCTTGTAAACCCAATAAAGTTTCTCATTCTTTAGTATTGCTGTTTCAAACTTTTGGAATAGTAAGAAGGTAACAACTGCATCCATTGCAGCATAGTTCTTCATTACATCAAATGGTATCAAATCATAACTGAAACTTGCTTTGAGTATACCAGTTCTCTTACGATAATCTGTTACCCAGTTATCAAGTTCTGCCTCATAGTCTCCGTACTCAGTATGTTTAATTGCTAGTGTCTTTAGACCATGCGTACCTGGATTTTCATCAAACATATAATGCATAAGCATAGTGTCTTCAAATCTTGGAAACTTGAAGTTGAAATGATAAATAAACCATTGTAAATCAAACTTAGCATTGTGAAAGACTACTCTTTTCTTATCGAATAGTTGTTGCATAAGCTTTTCTGCTTTCTCATCTATACAATCACAATCTACATAAACGCCATGCTCTGGTTCATAACTCATTGAGAAACCTAGCATATAACCATCTCTACAGTATAACGCTGATGTTTCTGAGTCAAGTGCTATGAAGTCATAGTCTGAATCAAGTGCTTTGTCTAAAAATATGTATAGGTCTCTACTATCTGTGATTCCATAACATTTGTCTTCTCCTAAGGATACTTGCTGAAGATCTCCGCTTACATATCCTGTTATACTCTCGACTGCTTCCTCGAATGACTTCTTTGCCTCTGGTCTGAACTTTATCATTGCAGGGTTAATTAAAGCCAAAAATTTATCATCAATTATTTTTCCATTGTACTCAGTTATTGATGTCTTTCTCGTGAAGTTTTTGAAGGGCTCAGAACCTACTAGAATGAGCCAATCGTACGCATCGACATCGATTTCGATATCTACATCTTTTTTCAAAATTTTTCTTTTACTAGAATCACTACACAATGCAAACCTTTCGAACTCAAAGTCGAAGTATCTATCAAAGTTCGTGGAACTAGGTGTTGTTTCTATTAGTGCTACTTTAGCCATATAATTTTTCTTTTAATCTCTCTATTTCTGGTTTTGTTAAATTGCCAGGGTCTATGTTATCTCGTAACTTTACTATCCTGGCACTCATGTCTAGTTTCTCAGCAATCTCTTTCGCTTTCTCACTAGCTTGTCTGCCCGCCTCATCCCCATCAAACATAATATCTATACCTTGAACGCCTTGTAGCTTCAGTAGACTTAGTTTGACCCAACTCACTTGCTGTGTACCGAAACAGCACACAGAATTTTTGAGACCTTTGTCCCAAAGATTGAGGGCATCAAATATACCCTCTGTTAATATAACTCTTCCTTGCATAGGTTTTACTTTTGCTGGACAAAACGGCATCTCCGCTCCTGTTGGATAGATATAGTACTTCATTGTACTAAAATCGTCCAGACTTCTACCTATCAATGAAACTGTCTTCCCTGTAATGTCTCGGATTGGAAAGATGATACGATTCTCAAATCTAGGTACATTCCATGTGAACGCATCCCAGATTGCAAGAGTCTCTTCGGAAATGTTCCGAAATCCTCCACCTCTCCATTCCAATCTGTCTTTTGGGAGTTGTATGCCGACAGTTTCGCTTTTAACTTTTTGTATCTTGTCTTTTATTCGGTGTATACGAACCTCAGTTGGAGATTCGGGAGCACCGAAGTATGTAAATAAATTACCTTTATAGCCACACGAGAAGCAATGGAATATTCCTGTTATTCTATCGACTCTCATTGAGGGGTTAGTATCATCATGCTCAGGATTCAAACAATGTATTTTTGCATCCTTCCCACTTACTTGGTACTGTATTCCTTTGCTTTGTAGTAATTCTTCTGCTATCATAATTATATATATTATATCAAAATTTTAAGTTTGTGTCAAGAAATATTTTCCGCTTCCATAGTCCATCTGTAATAATCCTTTTTGATTGTATACTTACCGCCTCTACAATATACATCTACAAATATATTGTCACTAAATAATGCTGCAGATGCAGCTCCTGTTCCGCAACTAGGTACATAACCTACACCTTTTTCCCATATGTCTACAAATATATTGCCATCATATAAATCATGTACCATAATTTGATTTTGGTCTAATTCTGTGTCTATTATCTCTACCCATGTATGCTCTATTATTTTATTGTTTCTACATATTTCTACGGTATTCGGTCTAGTTATTACTGGAGCAAGAAAATTAATTTTAAATTCATCTGCTAACTCAGCATTAAAGCATACCTGTGCCTCACTGCCATCGATATTCCATATCTGTCCTGTCAGTATATTTTTCCATTGACAATACCCATCTTGATGTAAAGGGTTAGTATCTGCTAGAATTATAACTTGCCCGTTAACTTTGACTTGTGCTTCCAAGGTAACTCATCTCCTAATGCTTCGTGTTCTAAAAATGTAGGGTCGTCTTCATAATACATTGACTTCCATACTAATTCTGCCATTTGAAACCAAATAGCAATTGCTTTGTTTCTAAACTCTTCGTCACCCCATAAATAATATAATAACCACCATTCCTTATCGAATTTACATACTCTCACTTCTGCACTATGTAATTCAGGTACATCTACTAATACTCTTAGTCTTTGACTACCTGCTATTGGGTACCAGTTTGGCATACATAAAAACGGTGACCGTATGCCTTCTTTTATTAGTGCTGCTTTTAGTGGTGCATTCTCTGGTACATCTTTAATGTTCTCTTGTACTTTTTGTTGTTCTAATAACCAACCCACAGTTCTCACATACCAAGTATGTGGCGGAAGGGGTACTAACTCCGCTGTTGCTCTACTTACTCTATCGTTCGCCATAATTCATGTAGTCCTCCATAGCCTCTTCATATATAGGTCTAAATTCTTCTAGTGTTGGCAATACAACTTGTACTTTGCTTTCAACATTACTGTATAATATTTCTGCGCAATGTATGTGCCAAGACTCCTCTAATTGTTGTTCTGTATAAAGTATCATTTTATATCCTTTAATATTTGTAATGCTTTCTTTTTATTAAACCACAAACCATTCATAACTATTGTGTTATGTGTATTTGTATGTTCCAAAATATATCTAGGTATTCCTATTATACTTCTGTCTTTGAATAATCTCCATCCAGGTTTAGAATCAATTAGTAATCTCATAAGTCGTATGCATCTTCCCCTGTTGTCATTGTTTCTTTTAGTTCTGCTCTTTCATCAGGGTCTAACGCAGTGTGAGGCCCGATTTTTAGTGTGTCCCAATTCATCTCTGATACGAAAGTTTCTGCTTTTCCATTTCTCATTTTATCACATTTGAACTTTATACAAGGTTCTGCATCACCCCAATGTTGCACACTATAAGCTGCATCTACAGCATCAAGAATACCTTTGGAGAATCTAGCCTCACCTTTTTCATTTGTTTGGAAAGCAGAAAGAACAAGAATTTGATTCTCCTGCGCAAGAGATTTGAGACCTTTTGATATCTCAATTTGTTCAGTCCAATCATATTGACCTGAACGACCCGGGGCGTTATGGCGTCTAATTTGGTTTAGATAGTCTACTATTACTATGCCTAAATCAGGCAGTTGTGCTGCTTTTTGTCTTACTGTGCTAATGATTTTAGCAAGAGTAAGTGCAGGGTCATAAAAAACATCTACTTGAGGTTTATCTTCCAAAGGATTACGAGTAAGTTGATAATGAAACTTATCAAAATCTCTATGTCCTTTGAACTCTTCTAAACACTCTCCACCGCCTTCAAAACGGTTAGCCCACCACTCGGCGACCTTGTCCCACTCCAAAGGAGATAGATTTTTAGTCTTGATTCGATTAGTAGGTACACCTGTAGCGACAGCACAGATTCTTTGCAGAATTTGTCTACTGTCCATCTCTATAGTAAAATAGAGAACAGATTTATTTCTTTCATGAGCTGCGTTTGCAATATTACAACAAGTAAAGGACTTACCTCCACCTCTTTGTCCGCCAATAACGACCAAGTCTTTGGGAGAGAAAGTATAGTCTAAATCATACTCTTGATTCAGACCAAGCGGCAAGAACTTCTTCAAGTCCTCTTCGCTATCAAATAACTCAATCGTATCCATACTTTCATTGTCGGTAGATGTTTCTACCTGGTCTTCGACTTGAACTACAATTTCTTGTAATAGGTCAATGTTCTCACGAGCATCGCCTATCGCAATCTGATGTTCTACGAAGTTTTCGACTTTGGATAGTATTTCATTCTGAGTGAATTGATTCTTTAAATAGTCCAACAATATATCTGCTGGAACTTCAGTTTCGACTGTTTCTATGGCATAAATCTTCTCTTGAAGTTCTCTAGAACGAACTTCTAGTTTAAGGTCTTCAAAAGTTGGTAATGCATGATACTTATGTACATGTTTGTCTACGATCTTCCACAGTTTACGGTACTCACCTTCTGGGAAATAGTGTTCCTTGAGGCTATTCCATGCCCCAAATTCACTGTTCATAAGTATTTGCTTAAGTAATGCCGATTCTAAAGTCAAGTTGTCTCTCCCAAAACAAAAAAGCGAGCAGACCTAAAGAAGCCCACTCGCTGAATTTAATAGATTATTAACCTATTTCTTTTCTAGCTGCACCGTTATAGTCCGCGCACTGTAAGCCTCTTCGAGTTAGCATTGTTTTAACGCCTCTAACTGTTTTGCCGATTTCGTCAGCGATTTCTTCAACAGTCATGTCATTAATTTCAACATCTGCTAATGGGTCAGCTTTGCTTGAACCTTTAGTATGCTCTTGTTTTGGAATAGCATTGATTTCGCCTGCTCTAAGTAGGGATAATGCTTTACCTCTGATTGAGTTAACGCTTCTGCCTAAGCCTTCTGCGATGTCCTCTATGAAAGCTCCATCGTTTACCATTGAGATAAACTGGCTTTCTTCGTCCTCACTGTAAGTTTTTACAGTCTCAACTTTAGGAGCAGGTTTAACATGCTCTGTAAGTTGCATTGAAAGGATTTTACCTTGAATTGATTTTGCACTAAATGCTCCACCTTCAAAGTTTGAAGCAATCTCTGCGTATGTGTATACACCTGAGTTATCAGTTACAAAGTTGCTTAATGTTGCTTCTTGCTCATCTGAGAATGATTTTGAAGCGTTTGCTGATGCTAATTCTACATCATAACCCATTTTTCTAAGCTTTGAACTTACACTTCTTACTGAAGTTTCTAGTTCGTCAGCAGCGTCTGCTACCATAGCTTGAGAAACTGGGCTTTCGTTCCCAACAAAATCTACTAATTGTTGAGTTCTTTCATCTGTCCATTTTGGTAATGCCATTTTAATTTTCTCCTAAAAATTTATTTAAATTGCTTATTATTTGAACACCTCGGTCACGAGCTGTTTGTGTTTTTGCTGATTCAATTCCGCTTTCATTCACTAGAATAGAAACTTCCTTGGTCAGCGATGTTTTAACGATATATCCAAACTGATTTAATACTTTTTCTGCGTGAGCTTTAGTTGGATAAGATTTTAACTTACCACTGATACAAACAACGCCATTGACCTCTTTCTTCTTACTAATTAAATTATTCCATTTGAAAGGTAATATTGTCTTGTAATCACTAGGGTAGTATTCAGTTTCTAACCACTTGAGTAAGTTGGCTGTCGCTTTTGGTCCGATACCTGCTTCAGTACAGCTTTTCTCGCTGATATCTTCAATGTGAGATATCTTATTGCATAATTTTTGAGAAGCCGACCGACCAATAAGGGGTATGCTGAAAGCTGGTATTAAATCGACCAACTTAGCACTCTTAGACTTTTGTATTTCATCAAAGAGTTTTACTGCCATTCTCTCACTACCTAGTTTTTCCTGTATTTCACTAACAGTTAGTTCATAAATTTCGTTATAATCCTGAACTTGTAGTTTGTTTATAGTTGCAGGGCCGAAGCCCTTTATCTTTAGAGTGGAAACAAATGCCTCGACTTTCTTATCCCATTGTGCAGGACACGATGTGTTCCTACAAAATAACTGGTCATTTACAAACTCCAACTTGGTTGAACAAGCTGGACAAACGACTGGTGGGATAATGTCTCTCAATATTTGCCTCTCTCTTAAATATATAATATATTATAGACGATTTTTGGGCATCTGTCAAGAACTAAATTTCGGATGCCACCTACGATTAGACATTAAAATTTTAATCATCCTCGTAAATGTGAGTATCTTCTTCATAAGACCAACGATTCATTAAATAAAACCATATTGCGTGAATTTTATCTAGTAAAGATTTTATCCATTTCATACTTGTATATATCTCCTATTATCCTATCTGCCATTAACTTATGACCTTCCTCTAGTGGATGGTCTCTCGGTCCAAATGGCACCTTCTTTCTTTTACACATATCATAAAAAGGTTCTTCTGATAAACATGGAAGTTCTTTTAGATAGTCTTCCTTTTTCATGTGTGGTACTTGCCAAGTTAAATTGGCTCCTTCTTGTCTTTCTTCGTCTAGGTAGTGAAGCATAGTTTGTAATTGCCCACTAGACATAGTATAAAACAAGTAAGGTATTTGTTTTGCCTCTAAAAAATACTTTGTTGATATCATATGATTTAGAGTTGTTATTAAATTATATTTTGGGTTTCTTACTTCTTTAGCATACCCATTCAATCCTTGCCACTGCTTAAGTGATAAGTCTGGGTGAAAGTGTACTTCACTATCATCTGTTAGTTTCAATGTTGCTCTATTGAATCTGTGCGAAACCCATACAGCACTTCTCCAAATATTAGTAGATAGGTTAAGGAACTCAAATCTATTTGGTCCTGACCATAATATTACTACTAAAGGCATAGGAGTTCTTATCATATCGTCCATTGTAGTTCTCCATATTCTATCATTACTACCACCGACTTTTGAGTTTCTCCAAGTGTCTTGTTTAAAATGACTTCCAACTAGATAAGGGAATTGATCTTTTCCTTCTTTGACTTCCATTCCTTGAACAAAACTACATCCATTCCAATATATCACAATACTTTTACTCCATATTTATTTTGAAAGTCTAATGCCTGTTCCCATGTATTTACTATTGGTTGTCCTTTTATATTCAAACTTGTATTCAATAGCATAGGACACTTCGTTACTTCATACCAACATTCCAGTATCTGTCTTAAATTACTGCCATCATCTTTTACGATTTGTACTCTACTTGTTCCATCTACATGAACTACTGATTTGTAGTCATGCTTTGCTTTTGAAACAAATTGCATAAATTCATTTCCATATCCATCAAAGTACTTTTCATATTCTTCTTCTAGTATTGCTGGAGCAAAAGGTCTAAACTTTTGTCTTCGTTTTATTTTATTGACCTTGTTCTTTACATCATGTCTAGGGTCTGCCAGCAAGGAACGATTGCCTAATGCTCTCGGTCCAAATTCTGCTCTTCCATTTGCAACTCCTACCACCTTACTGTTTAGTAATTCAGCTACTACTTCATTTGGATTTAGTTCTCTAGGTATATTATATCCCCAAAAGGTATGAGTATACTCTAATCTTTTCTTTGTTTTAGCAAGTATACATCCAAGTGCACTACCTGCATCTCCTGGGTTAGGAAATATCCACATCTGGTCAAAGAGTTTTGCAATCTTTGAGTTTGCTACACAGTTTAATGCAACTCCGCCTCCGTATGCAACTTTGTTTCCATACTTTCTTGCTTCAAGAAATATCTGTTCTACTTCATACTCCAATCTCATTTGTGCACTAGCAGCAATGTCTACTGGTTTATTCCAAAACCATTTCTTTAAGGGAAGACCTGTGTGTAAATATTCATCTAATACTTCTCCCATATCTATACAGGGTGTTCCAAAAGCTGCCATACCCATTGTTATATACTCATCTTCGTTAGGTTTTAATCCTATCCGTTTCGTTATAGCACTATAAAATAATCCTAATGACCATGGATATTGTTTGCTCCAAACTTTTTCGTGATTTACCCAAATACTTGCTGTATCAAACTCTCCAATAGCATCTATAACTACTGTAACATCTGGTACAAATGGAGCAGTATAGTATGCTGCTGCCATATGACTTTCATGGTGTAATACACACTCTATATCTTCGTAGTAATCTACTTCTTTTTGTCCATAAATTTGTCGCCTTTGATTCTTTAGTTCCCAATCTTCATAGAAGTATTCCTTATCACAAGGTATAGCTCTAAGTTCATGGCAAAGGTGCGGGTCGTTTTTTATTCTACTAAATCTTTCTGATTGCGATGCAAAAAGTAACTTATCATCTTCCATAACAGCTACTGCTGCATCATGAAATCTTTCGCTTATTCCTTTTATTACCATGTTATTTCTCCATAACAAAATATATTCATACTATATCTAATCCCTTTCGTTATTACATTAACATTGTGAGGAGTTACAGCATGAAATATATGTAAGTCTCCCATACCTCTACTCATTGTTTCCCCACTTACTACTAAATCTCCACCCTCATAATCAGATGGGTCACTTAGTTGTATTGCACAACTTAGTTTTCTAACTTGTTCTTGTTCAAGCATGGAGTCATTAAATACAATATCTATATGAGTGTCAAAATATTGTCCCTCGCTATACTTATTAACAGCAGTTTGT